AATGGAGAGAGCAAAAATGAAAAGAATTTCAAACAACTACTTAACAACGTTAGATATTAACTCAGCATCTGATATGATACGATTAAATGAAATCAAAGACACCATTCGTATTTCAAATAGATCTATTTTTAATAACAGGAAGCTTTGCGTTGTTCTTAGAGGAAGAAAGCCGATTGTAAAAACTGGCAGATACTCATATGATTGGAGTGGTAATATTGTCGGTGGAATTGCAAATGCATCTAAACTGGATGTTTACATCTATACAAGGTAAATGTAAAAGTAATGTAACAAGGTATGGTATTATATAAATATATTATTAGAAGTAAAATACTATAAGGATATTGTATGAGATATCTAACCTTAATACTAGCAACACTTTCATTTAACACCTATGCAAATGAACCTATTATACCTGGAGAGTTATTCTTTGAGAATCAAGCTGCTGGAGAAATTGTACTAACACTTAAAAAATGTGGTAACGACACAGTAGGAGAAAGCTTTCCATATTACGGATATGCTACAGAAAAAGTTGGTAGCAAATTTATAACTCATCATGCTTGTTGGGTAATGCCGTCTATAGAGTCCGCTCCAAAAATACCAGGTACATCAATCATCCCAGTGGTTAATATGTATTTTGAAACTGGAGAAAAAGTTACGTTCCCAGTAGATTTATTTAATCGCCGTTCATTAGATACGGAACCTACATTATGAATGATGAACTTAAAAGCTTTATTATAACTATCTTATGTGTAACAGTTGCTGCAATATGTTTAAATCTTAATAATGTTAAAGCAGAAACTAAAGATGATACTCCTGACCTATTAGTGAATCATTTGTTTGAAAATTTACGAGTTGTATTATCAACAAAACTTCCTTGTGATATGAATCCTATTGGTAAGAAAGCTTCAGCACAACGGTTAGATGGTTTATATATTCCTGGATGCTGGACAGAAGAACCAAATCATCCTGAGTTAGTTCGGATTGATTGGCAAAACGGTGATTTTAGTATTTTACCACTAGAAGATTTTAAGGCTGTAGAAAAACCAAAATAACAATGTACTTTAATTGAGTTACAAGATATAATTATATTATGACAAATTTTTATACATCCGTAGTTCCCTATGGAAACAGTTTGCTTGTCCGTGGATACCGTAATGGTGTTGCGTATAAAACAAAAGCAAACTTTTCTCCTACACTTTTTATTCAAACAACTACACAAAAACCTTCTGAGTGGAAAACATTAGATGGTACTCCTGTACATCCCGTAAAACTTGATTCAATTCGAGATGCTAGGGATTATACTGATCGGTATAAAGGAGTCGAAGGATTTAAGATCTTTGGACAAACCCAATATACATATCAATTCATCTCTGAATTCTGGGAAAAGGATATTGAATACGACCCTGAATTAATTAAAGTATTCTCAATTGATATTGAAACTTCAACCGAAGAAGGTTTTCCTGATATTAAAACTGCCAATGAGGAAATATTACTCATTACTATTAAAGATAATCAGCACAAACAGATTGTAACCTTTGGCGCTAAAGCCTATAAGAATACCCGATCGGATGTTAAGTATGTACAATGCTCATCTGAGAGCCATCTACTTAAAGAATTTATTATCTTCTGGCAGCAGAATTATCCTGATGTAGTTACTGGTTGGAATACTAATGGCTTTGATATTCCATATCTTGTCAATAGAATTAAACGTGTGCATGGTGATATCTTTGCAAACAAGTTATCTCCGTGGAATATGTTAAAAGATAAAACGGTATATTCGCACAGCCAGTCTATTGATTCATACGAGATTGTTGGTATTGCATCCCTTGATTACTTAGAACTTTATAAGAAGTTTACTTATCAAAATCAAGAATCATATCGTCTTGACTACATTGCAAACGTAGAACTAGGATCTAATAAACTAGAAAATCCACACGATAACTTCAAAGACTTTTATACTAAAGACTGGCAGATCTTTGTAGACTATAACATACGAGATACTGAATTAGTTGATCATCTTGAAGACAAGATGAAGCTTATTGAATTAGTATACACACTTGCCTTTTCATCTAAATTAAATTTTGTTGATGTGTATTCTCCTGTACGTATGTGGGATATGATCATCTATAATTATCTTAAAGACCGTAAGATTGTTGTACCATTAAAAGAAGATCAAGGTAAGTCCGAGGCATTCGAAGGTGCATATGTTAAAGATCCTTTAGTCGGTGCTCATAAGTGGATTGCTTCATTCGATTTGAACAGTCTGTATCCACATTTGATTATGCAATACAACATGTCACCTGAAACACTGACTGATATTCGAATGGATGTTAATGTTGAATCCCTCTTAAACAGTGAACCTATAGACAAACATAAACTTGTAGATCTAGCTGTTACTGCAAATGGTTGGTGTTACCGTAAAGATATTAAAGGTTTCTTACCTGCTCTTATGGAAGAAATGTATACCAATCGTTCTAAGTTTAAAAAGCAAATGCTAAAGGTCGAACAAGAATACGAAAAGACTAAAGATCCTGTGTTGCTTAAAGAGATATCGAGGTTGACTAACCTTCAAATGGCAATGAAGATTGCATTGAACTCAGCTTATGGTGCTGTCGGTAATAAGTACTTTAGATATTATGATCTTCGTATTGCTGAAGGTATTACGACTTCTGGTCAATTGTCTATTCGATGGATGGCAAATAAGCTTAATGTCTTTATGAATAAAACTTTAAAGACTGATAATAAAGACTATGTCATCGGTATTGATACCGATTCAATCTATCTTACTCTAGAAAAACTTGTTGAAAAAACATGTGAAGGTAAAACCACTGTCGAAAAGATTAAGTATATGGATAATGCCTGTGAAAAGATTATTCAACCGTTTATCGATAAAGGATATCAAGAACTATCTGACTATACTAATGCTTATTCGCAAAAGATGCAAATGAAACGTGAAGTACTTGCTGACAAAGGTATATGGGTTGCTAAGAAAAGGTATGTACTCAATGTTCATAACTCTGAAGGTGTACAATATGCTAAACCTAAAGTTAAAGTTATGGGTCTTGAAATGGTTAAGTCATCCACTCCAGCTGTAGTAAGATCTAAACTTTACGAATCACTTCAAGTTATTTTACACGAGGATCAGCAATCACTTTATCAATTTGTAGAAAAGTTTAGAACTGAATTCTTTAGCTTTCCTGTAGAAGATATTGCATTCCCTAGATCAGTATCTGCCCTTACACAATATTCAGGAACGGAAGGCATTTATAAAAAAGGTACCCCGATTGCTGTACGTGGTGCACTACTTCACAACCACTATCTTAAAAAGATGAGTCTTACTAAGAAGTATGAACCTATTACGAATGGTAATAAGATTAAATTTGTTTATCTTAAAAAGCAAAACCCATTCCACGAGAATGTTATTGCGTTTAATTCACAACTTCCTAAAGAATTTGGATTACACGATTACATTGATTATGATTTACAATTTGAAAAGGTATTTTTAGATGCACTATCTATCGTTATACAACCTATTGGTTGGAAAGCCGAAGAGTCTGCTAGTCTTGAGTTGTTTTTTGGTTAGTGCTTGCTCTGCACCAAGACCAATTTTTTACGAAGAACAATATAATGAGTATATAACCGGGCAATCATGTGGTTACAGAGAATATTCTGACTGGCCATGTATGAATGCAAATGGTTGTATTAAATTTGGATTAGATTATTAGGAGAAGTTATGGAAATTGAACAGATTTATGGTGAATATCTTATTCTTACTGAAAAATTAACACGAGAGCTTAACGATCCACTTCCACCAGCATCCGTTATGTTGGCTCAAGCTTTGTCTTTATATAAAACACTAATGACTGAAGAAGATTTTGATAAATTGCTTCATGAACTGATTGAGAGAAAGGATGATATTCAAAAATTTGATCACGATAGTCGCATTCTTAATTAGTGGATGTACCTTTTTACTCCCTGCAGGAACCAGTAGTACTGTAGTTACAGCGGTTGAAGTTACTGAACGAGTAAAAGCTGGAGCTGAAGCAGTAAGCATTATTTCTACAGAGAAATCTTTAACCGATCATGCAATAAGTCATGCTACAGGGAAAGATTGTAAAACCCTTAACGTATTAGAAGAAAAAGAACTATGTGAGGAAGTAAATGCCGTCAACAAATAAAGAGAATGATATGGATAAATTATTTTAGAAAAAAGTAATGTACTTTAATTCATTTATATGGTATAATAGTATTATTAAAAGGAGATGTGTATGTCAAAAGATTGGGTACAAGATATGAGTGTTATGCACGGCAAGTTTGCTGTGAATGAAGTAGTAAGAAACATGGATAAAGAAAAGCTAAAAGCTTTCTTACAATTCCGCATTGACTTCTTACAAGAAGAGTTAGACGAAATGAAAGAGGCAGTAACAGCAGATGACGCAGTAGATGCTCTTATAGATCTATGTGTTATTGCAATTGGTACATTAGATGCCTTTGATTGTGATGCATATGAAGCATGGGACAGAGTGTGGAATGCCAATATGGATAAAGAAGTTGGTATTAAAACTGAACGACCAAATCCACTAAACATGCCCGACCTCATAAAGCCCGAAGGCTGGACATCACCTACACATAAGGACCTAGCAGGAATGCTTGATAAAGTATATGATTAATATTATACCTAAAACATTTGCAGATATTATGTCATGGATTGCCTCAGCAATTCTTATTACCGGAGGCTATTATACATCAATTAATGTATATCCTCTGAATAATATTCTATTGTTTGTTGGATCGTTAGTATTTGCTTATGTTGGGTTTGCTTGGAATAAGACTTCCTTGTGGGCATTAAACTTATTAATGGTGGCTATATACGGCAGAGGATTGTATCTTGACTTCATCTAGTATTATTTCACTATCTTCGAATAGTATGGCTTTATCAAGAAGTGATATAATTGAGCTTGGTAATCATGCTAGAACTCACCAAAATTATAGAGTGGAAAAAGTTCAAGTTGAATATGATATTGAAGTTATGGCTAGTGAAATCTTTGCTAGTCAAAATAGAAAAGGTAGGTCTTTAGATACAATAAAAGAACACTGTAAACGTGGCATTGTAACTGAAACTGCCGCTGTTATGATATTTGGTGGCCGAAGAAATACACAAAAGTTTGATTATACAAATCCTGATACTTATATATGGGATGCATCATTAACAGAAAAGAACTTACTTACAGAAGTTAAGTGGATAGAAAGTGATTGTGAATGGGTAACATATTATAATGATAATATATCAACCTTTAATAAACACCATAAAAATCTAGACTTATTCTTAGCCGCAAAAATGAATGATGATCCATCTGCATTATATTATGAAGTGTCTTTTGTTTTAGTGGCAAATGCTAAAACATTCTTTGACTACTGGAGACCTAGCAAAGGTTATAATGATAAACACTTTTATAGTCATTTTACCTCTCTGTCTTCTGGACAATGTTATCCTATCAATCTAAAAAAACCTAAAAATAATGTACTTTAATTCGAAAACAGGATATAATAGCATTATGATAAGGAATTATTGAGCAGGTCTAGTTTAATTAAAACATCAAAGACGAAGGCTCGAGACTTTATCGGAGAAGTTATAGGTTGGTTTGATCATCTGAAACCCTATGGCTTGCTCAATAATTCTTTTAGTGGTAAATCTGTACGCCGCAGCAGATCATATACCACTTTACAAACCGCAGCAATTTGAAAAGGAAAACTTTATGAAAGAATCGTTAAAGGTTTTGCAGCAAGCAGCAGAACTTCAGACTAAAAAGTCTAATGATTATCAAAACCCCAATTCAAGAATACGCCAGGCAGATTATTATCCGCGTGGATTTGCTACAATTCTAGATACGATGTATGCTAAAGTATTAAGAATGCAATCTGTATTAGAAGCAATGGAATCAGATCCAGACTATAATCCAAACTTTGAATCACTCGAAGACTCTTGTGTTGATCTTATTAACTATGCTTCATTCGGTGTATCATATATCAGAGGTGGTATTGACGGACAAGATACTGACCGTGACTTTTTAAATAGGCCTAAACATGATTAATTTAGATGATATAAGATACCAATTAGCTTGTAATCTTGAAGATAATATATTTGTTACTGATAAATCAGGTGTTAAAACTATTGAGGTTATTAATGCTGCATTTTATGCAGATGAACCTAGTATATTTGGTACTCCAAATCAAGATTACATTGATAGAGAATTAGCATGGTATAAATCTAAGTCTCGTAATGTGAATCATATTCCTGGAGGTACCCCTGAAATATGGAAGATGGTAGCCTCAAAAGATGGCTATATCAATTCTAATTATGGTTGGTGTATATGGTCAGATGATAATTATAACCAATACACAAATGTATTAGTTGAACTTCATAATAATCCTGATTCGCGTAGAGCTACTATGATTTATACTAGACCGACTATGCATATGGATTATAATAGAGGCGGTATGTCTGACTTTATGTGTACTAATACTGTACAGTATCTTATACGAGATAATGCAGTCCATGCATTAGTTTATATGAGATCTAATGATGCAGTATTTGGTTACAAAAATGATTATGCCTGGCAAAAGCACGTGCTTGATAATTTAGTATTAGATTTAAATTCAAAATCTGATATGACTGTAGCTGTTGGTAGCATATATTGGAATGTAGCTTCGTTACATGTATATGAACGACACTTTGATTTAGTGAGGGAACAATGTCATCTAAATGGCACTCTAGATTTATTCACTTAGCTAAAGAGGTTTCTCTTTGGTCTAAAGATCCTAATACAAAAGTAGGATCTATTATTGTCGGAACTAAGGGCCAAATCTTGGCTCAAGGTTATAACGGATTTCCTAGAAATATAGTAGATTCAGATGAACGATTAAATGATCGTGAAACAAAGTATAAGTATGTTGTACACGCTGAAATGAATGCAATATTTAATGCATCATATTCAGGTACATCACTTGACGGTGCAACAATTTATGTTTATGGTTTACCTATATGTCATGAATGTGCTAAAGGCATTATTCAAGTAGGCATTAAGACTGTAGTTATAGAAAAGCAACGAGAAGGTATAAAAGAAAACTGGAAAATTTCATGTGACTTTGCGGTTCAAATGTTACATGAAGCTGGTGTAGAAGTATATGAAGTTTAACAATAAGGAAAAAACATGGGCATTTTAGATACTATTAAAAAAAATTCAACTATTAAGGATTCTGAACTTCTTAGTAAGTCAAAATTCTTTCAGAAAAAAGATATGATTACTACATCTATCCCAGCAATTAACATTGCGCTAAGTGGAAAGATTGATGGGGGATTGACTCCTGGCTTAACGATGTGGGCAGGTCCTTCAAAACATTTTAAAACTGCATTTAGTTTATTGATGGCTAAATCATACTTAGACAAATATAAAGATGCAGCATTGTTATTCTATGATTCAGAATTTGGTACACCACAATCATATTTTGATGCTTTCGGTATTGATACCGAGAGAGTACTTCACACTCCAGTTACAGATGTAGAGCAGTTAAAATTTGATATTATGAAACAACTTGCTGGTGTAGAACGTGGTGATCATATTATGATTATTATTGATTCTATTGGTAACCTTGCTTCTAAAAAAGAAGTTGAAGATACATTAGACGGTAAATCAGTTGCAGATATGTCAAGAGCAAAACAAATTAAATCATTATTCAGAATGGTTACTCCACACTTATCTCTTAAAGATATTCCAATGGTTGTTGTTAATCATACATATAAAACTATGGAAATGTATTCTAAAGATGTAGTTGGTGGTGGTACTGGTTCATATTACTCTGCTGATAATATCTTTATTCTAGGTCGTCAACAAGATAAAGATGGTACAGAATTAATGGGATACAACTTTATCATTAATGTAGAAAAATCTCGTTATGTAAGAGAAAAATCTAAAATACCTGTTACAGTAAAATTTAATGGAGGTATTAGTAAATGGTCAGGTCTTTTAGATATGGCATTAGAACTTGGATTTGTTATTAAACCATCTGTTGGTTGGTATTCTCATGTTGATGTTGCAACTGGTGAAATTGCAGAAAAGAAATACCGAGTTAAAGAAACTGATACAAAAGAATTCTGGGAACCTATTATAACAAATAAAGCGTTCCAAGAAGCTATCAAGAAACGATATCAAATTGCTGTTAGTAAGATTATGTCTGATGATAATATTGATGAAGAATTAGCTAAAATAGAGGATGATATCGATGTCCCTGAAGTATAAACAAGTACCATATAAAGAAACTCAGTTTGCATTAGAATTTATTGATCATGAGTTTTCTGGTATTAAATTTGTACTAGGAAAAGTACAGTTAGATGAAAATAATTTAACTTTAAAATACCATTATGATATAATAGAATCAAGTGGTAAAGACTTTGATAAAGACAAATTTCAAACTGCTATAGGCGACCTCCTCATGCAAATGTTAGACGATGGGGTTAAACAAAACGATCTTATATACTACGGCGGAATAGATGAGAATTGAAACAACGATACTTAACAACCTAGTTTTTAATGAGGAGTACAGTCGTAAAGTACTCCCATTCTTAGACAAAAGATATTTCTCTGAAAGAAAAGAAGCAATTATCTATAATGAGATTACTAATTTCTTTGAGAAGTATAATAAACCAATCACAAAAGAAATTCTTGCAATTGAAGTTTCTAATCGTAAAGATATATCTGATAAAGAAGCTTCTGACTTTCAAGAACATATTACTAAACTTCAGCACGAACCAACTAATGAAGAATGGCTACTTCAAGAAACAGAAACTTTCTGTAAAAAGAAAGCAGTCTATAATGCTATATTAGATTCAATTGGTATTATAGACGGCAAAGACAAAGAGAAATCAGAAGATGCTATTCCTTCTCTTTTATCTGATGCACTTGGAGTATCATTTGACAACCATGTAGGTCATAGTTATATAGATGATGCAGATGAGCGGTATGAATTCTACCATAGAGTAGAAGAGAAAATACCATTTGATCTGGATATGCTAAACAAAATTACAAAAGGTGGTTTATCTAATAAAACACTTAATGTTATCCTTGCAGGTACAGGTGTAGGTAAATCACTATTCATGTGCCATGCCGCTGCAGCAAATCTATTAGATAATAAGAATGTATTATATATTACTATGGAAATGGCTGAAGAAAGAATTGCAGAAAGAGTTGATGCAAATCTTCTTAACTTGTCAATGGATGAGTTAAAAGTTGTCGACAAAGAAATTTTCGATAACAGGTTAGGTAAGATCAGGAAGAAATCTCAGGGACGACTAATCATTAAAGAGTATCCAACTGCCGGCGCCCATGCTGGTCATTTTAGAGCACTCCTTGAAGAGTTGAAACTTAAACAAGAGTTTTCTCCTGATATTATCTACATTGATTACTTGAATATCTGTAGTTCACAAAGACTAAAATATGGTGCCAATATTAATTCATATACCTATGTTAAAACTATTGCAGAAGAATTGCGTGGTCTTGCTGTTGAATATGATGTACCTATTATGAGTGCAACACAAACAACCCGTTCTGGTTTCACTAATTCAGATCCAGGACTTGAAGATACATCAGAATCATTTGGTTTACCTGCTACATGTGATTTAATGTTAGCACTTATCTCTACAGAAGAATTAGAAGATCTCGGTCAAATCATGGTTAAACAATTAAAGAATCGATATAATGATCCAACATATTATAAACGATTTGTTGTTGGAGTTGATAGATCTAAAATGAAACTCTATGATGTAGAAATCTCAGCACAATCTAATATTTCTGATTCGGGTCAAGATAAAGATACTGGTCCAGTATTTGATAAATCAGACTTTGGTAAACGTCTAGCAACAGAAGGATTTAAATTTTAATAATTAATCTTTTATAAATATAGTATAAAACTATATACTTTAATTAGTATTTGTTGTATAATAATACTATAAGAGAGATTATGTTAAAATTTAATGAATATTTACTAGAAGAATTTAAAGATAACGGATTAACAATATTTGATATTGATGATACGCTATTTCACACAACTGCTAAAATTGCAGTTATGCGTGCTGGTAAAAAAGTCAAAGAACTCTCCAACAATGAATATAATACATATAGGCTTAAAGCTGGAGAGTCGTTTGACTACGGTCAATTTAAAAACGCTAAAAAATTCCATGACGAATCTCAACCTATTGAAAAGATGTTCAATAAAGCTAAGGCTATTCTACGCAATGTAGGTAAAAAGCCAGGTAGCAAAATTGTTATTATTACAGCAAGAGCTGATTTTGATAATAAAAAAATGTTCTTAAAAACCTTCTCTAAACATGGATTAGATGTTAATAAGATACGAATTGAACGTGCCGGTAATATCAATGATGTTTCAAATGTAGCATTTAAAAAAGTTATTATTATAAGAAACTATTTAAACACAAAACAGTTTTCTAGAGTTAGATTGTTTGATGATTCAATGGCTAATCTAAAAGCTTTTTTAAAATTACAAAGAGAATTTCCTGAGGTTAAGTTTCAAGCATTCTTTGCTAAACCTGATGGTGGAGTTAAGACAATAAAATGAAAACATTTAAAGAATATTATAACAATACTATAGATACTATAGAAGAACTTTCTTTATCTTCTATAATATATATAATTAAAAATAAAATTAAATCACTATTTAAAGCTCTTAGTTTTGGTAAAAAAGTTGCTATAAAAATACCAGTTGGTACAATCACAGAAGAAACTATTGATACAAAATCTAGATTAGGTTATTTATCTGAATATGCCACAGCAATGCATTTAGCAAAAGAAATTAAATCTAACAATGGTAGAATTTCTAGTGATTTAGTTAATTATTTAGATAAAGAATACAAAAAGAAAAAGCATGATTTAGAACAAATAAAAATTGCTGGTAATGACAAAGCAAAACTACAACAAGAAATTGTTAGAATGGAATCCGCTGGGCAAGTTATGGGCAAACAAATATTTAATGATATTGAGGCGCATGGTGAAGACTTTAAACTTCTTTCATTTAAAATTGAATTGACAGGAGATTCTTCTAAAGGAATTAGTAAAGCTGATTTAGTATTAATTGTATCTAAAGATTCAGAAAAACAAATTATAGATAAAATTAATGCTTCTCTTAAAGCATACAAAAAATCGTCTATTAATTTATCCAATTCAACATTTATTAGTCTAATAAAAACTATATTTTATGATCAATCTTCCAATCTTCCAGCAAAAACTCCAGAATTTATCATGCGATTTGCAAAAGATTATGGATCAAGCCAAGAATTAAAACAATTATTTGCGCAACAGAATATTATTGGTACTTTAATTAAAAAAGGTTTATCAAAACAAGATGCTAGAAAAGAAGCCAAATTAAGTCACGGTAACGTCATTGAGTTAATTTCAAAAATATTCAGAAATTATTACCCAAAGAATAAAAAGGAAATTAATGAACGCATGCTTAAAATGTTAGGGTTTGATGGAGATGATGATTTTTATGCAGCAATTGGTGATTCAGGCAAACAGAAAGTTATTTCTTCTAGAAAAAGTAAAGAACTTCAATTAATGCTTAGTAAATTATCCAAAGATTTTACTTTGTCGGTAGAACGTAATGGTAAAACAAATAACGCCAATATTATATTTAAGAGCCCAAATGGGGATATTATTACAAAAGCTACTATAACATTTGCTGACACTGGAGGTAAATATGCCCAAGGTAAAACAAATGCCTTTGTTGATTTTAAAGAGTTTATGTAATGCTTGATTTAAAATCATATATAAAAGAATCAAAGAATGTTCATATGGAACATTTGGAAGATCTTGTCTTCAATGAAGGCGTTGCCGGTACACGTAAAGCAATTAACTTTCTGCAAGATTTAAGAAATATGTTAGCAGGTAATAGTAAATCTAAATTAACTGCTACAGTTAAATGGGATGGGGCTCCTGCCATTTTTGCCGGAGTTGATCCTAGAGATGGTAAGTTCTTTGTTGCAAAGAAAGGGATCTTTAATGTTGATCCTAAGATCTATAAAACAAATGCTGAGATTGATAATGATTTATCTGGAGATATTGCTGCTAAGTTTAAGATTGCATTGGCAGAGTTTAGTAAGTTAGGAATTACACGAGGAGTTTACCAAGGTGATCTAATGTTTACCAAAGGTGACTTAAAAACACAAACCATAGAAGGTCAAAAGTATATAACCTTCCATCCTAACACTATTGTCTATGCAATCCCATATGGTTCTGATTTAGCTAATAAAATTACGAGAGCTAATATTGGAGTAGTATGGCATACAACATATACAGGTAATTCTTTTACTCAGATGACAGCATCGTTTGGTAAAGATATTACAAAACAATTTAGACAAACACCATCTACATGGATGGATGATGCTACATATAAAGACTATTCTGGTACGGCATCATTTACTGCAGCAGAAACCGCAAAGGTAACTTCAATATTATCTGAGGCTGGTAAACTGTTCCAAAGGATTGATGCTAATGTTATTAATTCTATCAGTAAAGATCAAGAGCTATTAAATCTAATTAAAACTTTTAATAATTCTAAAGTACGTGCTGGAGAAAAGATTACAAATCCAGTTCAACACGTTGTAGGTCTATATCATTGGATTCAAAATAAATATAATAAAGAAATGAATTCCCGTAAGACAGATAAGGGAAAACAGCAGTGGAAAGATAAGATAAATAATATGAACAAGTTCTTTTCTACACATAGTAGAGATGCTATAGCTGATGTATTTAAATTAACTAATTTACTTGTTGATGCTAAACATATGATTATTAATAAAATGAATGAAGCAGGACATATAGAAACATTTTTA